TGTAAACATTGTTTTTACTCCTTTTTTAAATCATTTTTCCTTCAAATACTAATGTAATAGTCCCTGTACCATTTCTATGCTTAGAGACCAGCGCTCGACAATCTGAACCATACTCAACACCATCAATTGTGATGCTACGTTTTATTTTGTCAACGTTGATGATGGATCCATTTGATGTCTTAATTCTCATGTTCCATCTCCTCAATCAACCAATCAAGGTTCTTACGTGCTTTCTTCAGGTCTTCAAGACCGTTCTTCTTTTGGTGTCTTAGTAGGTATTTCAAACTATTGCCTAAAAAGAAACCTTTTAATTGTTCTGGTGTCATGAAATTTCTTAAAGCATCGATAGATTCCATACCATATCTGCCTTGGTAGTGACTTGGGTTGTTTACATTGTCAATTTTTTCTGGGTTCATTTGTTATCCTCCAAAAGCTCTGGGTTTTCAAACCTATTTCCAATAATGGCGCTTTCTTTTAGCGTTTCTGGCTCAAAAGGACTAATATTGTCTGGATCAGCGACATTGATACATTCGACATAAAATCCTAGGCCGTCGTACACCATGCCAAATGTATGCCCATTACCCTTTGATGACTCAATGTATTCATAGCCTCCGAATTGTACAATCATTCTAATTCCTTGAATTTCAAGGATATCCCCCTCAAAGATTTCTTGACCATTCTTATCTTTCAGTCCTGTTGACTGCATGAGGGTCAATTCTGACTTTTCGAAAGGAATAGGAATTCCGTAGTCCGATGTTGGTTTCTCCATGTTGCAAATCAAGACGTTATCTGTGATAAAAAAATGTTCTACGAATTTCTTTTCTACGTTATCCCACGCTCTAAATTTTGGTATCATCCCAAATCCTCCTCTTTGACAAATGAGCCGTTAACCATTTTACCTTTTCTGTTCTTGATTTCGTCATAAGCAAGCTGGAAGCACTCAGCAATAGACCAACCTTTCTGCTGACAGTAGATGGTCAGCACTACCAAAATATCTCCGACTGCATCTTTGCCCTCATCATCTCGTTTCTTGAGATGTGCCTGCGCCAGTTCTCCTGCCTCTTCAAATAACTTCAACGCTTGAGCCGTGCTATTGTCGGGGTTATCCAATCCTCGTTCTTTGGCCCAATTCTCTACATGATGCGCTAATAATTCCATGTTTGTTGTCATAACTTCCCTTTTCTATTTGTTATACAATGTTACATTGCTTGAGTGAGTGTAATAGACCTCTCCGTTTTCAAAAGTAACTCGAACGCTATCTTGTTCGTCGTATTTTGCCCATTGCTTGACCTTGCCTTCAACGATTTGTCCGTCAACTAGTTTGATTTTTGCATATTTGAAAGTAAAGGTTGTTCCAATGATATCTTTATTTCCACATCCAACAAGACTAATAAAAGACAAGCTGATTAAAGCTGTAATTAATAATTTTTTCATCAAATTTCTACCTCATCTCCTACAATTCTTCCAACTCAAAATACTCTGTCAGCTCATTCTTCAATTCTTCGAGAGTGTTGCATCGTCCAATCAAATCAGATACATCTAGCATCGTATCCTCTTTATTCAATGTATTCTCTGTCACTGCATTAGCTACCCATTTTGGATGTGTGCCAGCCTTAGAGAACTGATCTTGAGGTAATAGCTCAAGCAATGCTTCATATCGCTCTTCAAGAGCAATCAGAGCCCCAAATACATCTATGTAGTCAGTATCTACTTTCTTGCTTTCAAAAACCTCTGGCTGATTTTGTTTTACGATTTCCGCATAAATAGCAGACCATTCTTTTTCTGAAAAACGTGATTTTTCAACTAGCGCACCGTATTCAATTTCTTTACCGTCGACTGTTACTTTGTAATTCATAATTTAACCTCATCCCCAACTTTCACCTTGTTATATTGTTCTTCTGTAACCACGAACACCCCGTAATCACGAATCGTAATCGTGTACAACTTGCCATGTCGCTCCTTTTCAACGACTTTTCCAAATATCTCAGCGCCTTGATTATCAGCTCTATAGATAACCATCGGCTGCTTCTCTTCTAAATTACGGATCTTATCCATCTGCCAGATATTTAATCCAGCAGATAGTAAGATCCAGATTGCGATAAAACGTTTCATTCTGTGACCTCTCTGATCTTTTCTTCAATAGTTACGATTGTGTCATTATGATGTCCACCGTGTGGAACTAATAGAACACGAATTATTTCAAATCCATTCTTTTTACCTATCCCACCACTATTCCATCCAAATGAAATAACTTTTCCACCTATTTTCACAATCCTTGCTATCTCTTTCTTTTGCTTAGCCCAGAATGTCGATTGAGTTGTTTCTTTATTTACGGGTAGTCCTACACCCTTATATACTTCTGAAATTTGTCTTGTTGAGTACGGAGGATCATAAAGAATTCCATCGACAGAACAGTCAGGAAACATCTTTAGAAATTCTAAAGCATCAAGATGATAATCTGTGTCAAAGTCAGTATTTAAGTCATTTGTTACCGTAGCGATTTTAGCATTATTTGCAAAAGGGTCAACCCAAAAGCCATCTGTAACCTCTTCGCTTAAAATGTCTGCGATTGGTTTTATTGAAAATGTATTTTTAGATGGATATCCCCAAATTCGTTCAATCTTCATCACTCCACCTCCTCAATCTCAATCCCTGGGCAATCAAATACCCAGCCGAAGTCGTCATCTTCTAATTGTTTACGGGTGTGCTTGGTTCTGCACCCGCCGATTTCGTTTTTTGATTCAAAAAAATATTCTTTGGATAATAAACCTTTATTAAGATAGCAAGCATATCCATTAACACCTTTCACTTTCACCAAATACCGCTTCTCTTCCTCGACCTCGTAGCCATACTGGTGCATGTTGACGAGGGTTTGAAATGGTTTATTGTTAGCATGATTCATCCATTCATAAAATTCAGACTTTTGTTGTTTGCCCCAGTGCAAAATGTATTCCCAAATATCATATTCTAAATCATCTTTATGCTTTTCATACCAATCCGCCACAAACTGCGGAATCACTGGTTTATTCAATTCTTGCCGAATCTTATCAGCATCTTTCAGTTGCTGACCAGCCCATTCTCCCTCAAACTTACCTTGCTCGTAGCCCTCACGCCATTTTGCATGACTGAAATCTTGCTCAAATTCACCCATGATAGCCTTTAGCCAAACTTCACGATCATGCAATGGCAATTCTCGCAAGCGAGCTAGTATGTTCTTGACATAGCGAGGTGCTTCGTCTGCATGACCTGTTTCAGGTTCGTCTAAACGCTTCAAATCGCTTATTATACCGTCTGTTGCTACAACTTTAAAATTATAGCTATTTTTAAGCAACTCATATTTCGAAATTAATTCTTGTTTATTCGTTCTTAATTCCTGCTTATTCATCTTCCAACTCCTTTATCTTCTGTTTCAATTCTTCATTCCTCTTTCTCAACGAATCCCGTTCCAGCGCTCTGATTCGTCTTTTCCGTGCATCACACGGTTTCGAATACTCGGCTATTTTTTCTTCGTTTCTCTTGATTGATCGTTTCATTTCGTCAATCAAGGCCTGTTTAGTGTACTTCATCCAAATACCTCATCGATGTCTGCCTTCTTCAAATGGCAATTAATCGTCTAGCTCTGTCTGGGTTTGTACGCCGTTGATAGGTAGGGGTGTTGTAGTAATGGATCGTGCTCACAGATACACCCGTTAATTCAGCCAACTCCTGAGCCGTCCCTATTCCCAGTAATTTGTCGCCTTTGTACAATGCATATGTTTTAGGTTTTGGCATTGTTCTACCTCCTAGAATGGCAAATCATCATCTGAAATATCCATTGGCTCTCCTTGGCCGTAACTTGGTGGCATCTGGTTTTCCATGCTTGATTGGTTCGCAGAATTATCTTTCTTTTCAAGAGTTTGAAAATTCTCAGCAACCACTTCCGTCACATAGACACGTTGACCGTGCTGATTATCATAGCTACGAGTCTGGATGCGACCCGTGATTCCCACAAGAGCACCCTTTTTAACCCAATTTGCGAAATTTTCAGCTTGCTTACGCCACATAATACAATTAATGAAGTCTGCCTCTCGCTCTCCATTCGCACCCTTGAAATTTCGATTGACTGCAATGTTGAAAGTCGCAACAGCAACATTTGATGGCGTGTATCGTAATTCTGGATCACGAGTTAAGCGCCCAATTAACACTACATTATTAATCATGTTCAGTCTCCTTTTTTGCCGATTTCTCTCCAAGCAGATAGCCTAGAGAAAGCCATAGAAATGCCATTCCAAATTCTTTAATAAGTTCAATCATTTTTTCCCTCCTGAAAAAGTTGCTAAATAGTAACAATCCTTAGCACCGTAGTCGAATCGTGTTGTTCGTTTGCCTATATGCTTCTCAAACCTTGGGTGAGTGATAGCCGAGAAAGCCCATTGATGGTCTTCCATCCGTTCAATAAGATCATCAACGTTATTAAACGTCCCAAGAAAAAATTTACAGTGCCCGTTGTAGACGAAGTAAAGATTTAACATCAATACCTCCTATCCTTCATTCCAGACGGATACACAAAGCACCTGCCAGTTGCTCCTTCAAATATACGACTTGATAGAGCCCCATTCCCAAAATCGTCCGAGTAAAGCTCTTTAATTTCTTCACTAGACAGATTCGTGTTGATAATCGTATTCGTCCGATTATCCAGGATCTTGAACAATATCTGATGCGCCCACTCGTTCCGCCTCGTGTCAGCCTTGCGACTCTCTTTCCCAAGGTCATCCAAGAAGAGAAAATCAACCTCGGACAGTAGCTTGACCATCTTGGCTTCTGAAAATCCATTGTCAAACTCAAAGCTTTCTCGAATCTTGTCAAACAAAGCCACAACCGACACAAAGAGCACGCTTTTCGGTTCATCATAAGACTTAAATTGCTCATTGAGAAACCGAGCCAAGCCATAAGTCAGATGACTCTTACCAACACCAGAAGGTCCTGTGATGATGGCATTTCCAACCGTACCTTTGGCATATTCACGTTCCAATCTCTTAACAAAGTTCATAGCCTTTTCATCAATATCAACCTGAATCTCATAGTCATGTAGTGACTTGCTTGCCAGCTTACTCGAAACGATACTGTCCCGAGCAAAGACCTCATAAGTATCCGATAGCTTACTCTTGACCTCGGCTTCCATATTCAACTGCTTTTCAAAGAGACGAATATTCTCTTTCTCGCACTCGGGACATTGACTGATTTCTTCAATCTTACCCTTAATAGGAATCTTAACAGACCAAAGATGGCATCCATGGATTTCACAGACATCATCAAGAACCGTTCTAGATCTAAATTGTTTAAACTGTTTCATCTAAAACCCTAGCCTTTCGTCAACTGCTGATTGGAACGACTGAGCTTTGCGAGGCATAGGCTGATTTAAATAATTGTCCATCTTGTTGCCGAAGAGCGTTTGTGGCTGAAGATACTGTTCATACTCTGTACCTTTCCACTTAGCGACCATAATATCCACAACCTTTTTAAAATCTTCAAGGACATATTCCTCTTTTAACCTTGCCTTGATAAATTTTTGATGACTAGCAGTGTCAACCTTAAAATTCTTCTTAGCTTTCAAATTGAGATAAGAAATAACTTCTTTACAAATCAACAATTTATTATTGTTATTATCTATCTCGTTATTATTAGTCTTGTTTGTCTGTAAAATTTCCAGTTCCGATACTGTATTATTTACAGTTCCAGACTGTAAATTTTCCAGTTCCGAAACTGTACTATTTACAGTACCATCAACGGCACTTATATAGATTCTGT